GATAAAATACGCATGGAAAAACGATCTAGGGTTTACACGGCCAGCCGATGAGGTTGTGGACATGCTCAAATACCTTCGCTCGGAAAGCGGGGACTTGACCGTTGAGCATATCCTTCAGTTGTTCGACTTTGGGTTCTTCGCCATCAACCGGGACGCTGCCAAGGCTGTGGCTGACCAATGCCGCAGGCAGGTTGAGCGGATCATAGATTCGCTGGTTATCGAAGAGGTGGACGGCATTCGGCTAAGAAACAGGCCCCCAGCTTTTGCCATGATCGACTCTTCGGTTGGCCGATACGAACCGACAGACGAGGCAGTCATCCGCGAGGCGCATAGAAACCGGGTGCTGGATGATGCCCGGCGTGAGCTTCGCGAATGGAAGGAAAAGTACCAAGGCATTCAAGAACTGGCCGACATTGTGTTGGCGGTATTCATGATGGAAGAGGAGCGTAAATATGCCCGCTATTGAGACTGCTGAAGACCTGCTTGCCCATTACGCCGCGATAAAGAAGCGGATGCACGATGCTGGGGCTAAGTTTAACCCCAAGCCAGTCCCTACTCCGCCGGTCAAGGATTCACCTCAGCCGGTTGAAGAAGTAAATCAAAAAAAGATTGAGCTTAGAAAATATTCACCGAAGGAAATTAAAAGCTTCCTGATGTTTAGTGTCGATCCACTGGCGACTGCGGCTGAGTTTGCAGAACAAGTAAAGCCCCGCGTTTGGTGGACAGACATTTCTAATCTAATTTGTTCTCATTTTAATAAGGATTATGGTATTATTTTTGGATCTTGCAGGGCAAAAGAACTTGCAGAAGCTCGGCAATTAGCTTGGGCGTTGGCTGGTGATCTTTGTCCTCATCTTAGCTTGACAGCTATCGGCAGGCTTTGTGACCGAGACCATTCCACGATCATCCACGGGATTAGGAAGGGTAAGGGCCACCCGCTGTTCGAAAAGTTCAGGGATCTTCTGAAGGCTAATCTCAATGAAGAGATCAAAGCTCTTCAAGCCACGGTTAGCCCAGAAGCCTGACAACGATCCGGTTCATTCTACTAGAGTGGACCGATTCTTTAGGGGTTGATGTGTGACAAGGGCGGGTGGCGTAATGCCAGAACCCGAAATCATGGATTCGGGTTTTTGTAATCGCGCCGAATCGCGCCGGGTTTTGGCGTGAATACCCGCCGTGCCAATAATCGGCAAAGCCTGTCTTAACAAACAGGGCTTGAAATGGTATATTGAATAAGAGGGGTGACTTATGAAACAGGCCAAAACAGCGGTACATTCTAGCCTTGACAGTGATGTTGGGGTCGGTGTTTCACGTGAAACAAATGTAGATAATTTTGGCACTATAAGGAAATGGCCTGCCGATCATGTTGAGCGTAGGCAAGTGTCTGAATTGATCCCTTATGCCCGGAATTCTAGGACGCATTCGGATCAGCAGGTTGCCCAGATTGCGGCTTCTATCAAGGAATGGGGCTGGACTACGCCGGTTCTGGTAGATGAGCAGGGGCAGATCATTGCCGGGCATGGGCGTATCCTTGCGGCCCGGAAGCTGGGGCTTTCCGATGTTCCGGTCATGGTGGCTAGGGGTTGGACTGAGGCGCAGAAGAAGGCTTACGTCCTTGCGGACAACCAACTAGCTTTGAATGCAGATTGGGATATGGACCTTTTGAAGGTTGAGATTGGGGATCTTGACGCGGAAGGATTTGATTTAGATTTGATTGGATTCGATGATAAATTTTTGGCCGATTTGTTTTCTAATGATGAACAGGAAGTTGGGGAGCAAAAGGGGAACTTATCTGATCGATTTATGTTGCCGCCATTTACGGTCTTAAATGCAAGGGAAGGTTGGTGGCAGAACCGTAAACGGGCTTGGTTGGCTTTGGGCATTCAAAGTGAGCTTGGGCGCGATATTAAGCCTACAAACGTGGCTAAAAATGTTCCGGAATATATGGCTGGCCGTGGAAATAATGCTGGCGGAAGTATTTTTGACCCCGTGTTGTGCGAAATTGCTTACCGTTGGTTTTGCCCCGTTGATGGGTTGGTGCTTGATCCTTTCGCTGGCGGAAGTGTGCGCGGGATTGTAGCGGCCAAGTTGGGGCGGCAATACATTGGACATGAATTGCGCGGGGAACAGGTTGAAGCTAATTGCATACAAGCCAATGAAATATGCGGTAATGATGCTATTGTGCCTGTTTGGATTACCGGCGACAGCCGGAATATCGACAAAACATGCGCGGATGTAAATGCAGACTTGATTTTTACCTGCCCGCCCTATGCCGACCTTGAAGTTTACAGCAATGACCCAAAAGACCTTAGCACAATGGCTTATAATGAATTTCGTATTGTATATAATGAGATAATTGAAAAAGCCTGTTTAAGGTTGCGCCAAAATCGGTTTGCCGTTTGTGTGGTGGGGGAGGTGCGCGATAAAAAAGGAAACTATTACGATTTTGTTGGTGATACCGTCCAAGCATTCCGTAATGCTGGGCTTCATTATTACAATGAAGCAATTTTAATAACTGCGGTTGGTAGTCTACCGATTCGTGCCGGAAAACAATTTAGCTCAAGCCGCAAGTTAGGCAAAACGCATCAAAACATTTTGGTATTTGTAAAAGGAGATGGCAAAAAGGCCGCAGAAGCTTGCGGCCCAATTGATGTTGTTGATGTTGAAGCTTTAATGAGTCAGGAAGAAAGCTGATGAGGATTGCATACCCAAACTGTGTATCCTTCGGGCGTGATGGCGTAAACAACGGCCTTGCGCCCGTTTTTGACAAAATCATTCATTTTGTTTCCCATTTCAATTGCTTCAGTAAGCGTATCTGTTTCAATCGTATTGTGCCTGCCGTTATAAAAAATGCTTGCTGTATAGCTAATAGCGCGGGAAATTTGTTCCGCATTCCACTTGTCTTGCTGGCGAAGCTTATCGGTCATATCTATCTCCATATCTCAGTAAGGCCAATAAAAGCATATAGCTTTTGGTCCGTCCAGATGGAAAATGTAAATGTCTCGCAAACCACATGAGCCGACAGAAAAGGATCGGAAGCAGGTTAGTGTCATGGCTGGCATCGGCCTGACACATGACCAGATCGCAGATGTCATGGGCATCAGCGATGAGACGCTCAGAAAGTATTACAGCAAGGAGCTGAAGATATCGGCGTCTGTCATGACCGCGCAAGTTGCCAATAACCTTTATTCAATTGCCACTAGCAAGGGGCAAGGGTCGGTTTCGGCGGCTATCTTCTGGATGAAAACCCGTGGCGGCTGGCGCGAAAAGGACCGGATTGAGGTTACGGGCAAGGATGGTGAGCCTATCCAAATTCAGTCAGTTCCCATCAATACGGATGAAATGGACGAGGACGAACTGGCCGTTTTGGACTCAATCTTGTCCCGTCTTACGGACAAAACCTAATGATATACGCCGAGGTAAAAGGAAAAATAGTCAATGCCTCGGAGGTACGGCGATCCATCAGCCGGACGCAATGTGAACGTAGCCTCTACCAGTTTTTATGTGAGGGATGGCGTCATATAGACTCCAGCCCTTTTACCCATGGCTGGCCGATTGAGGCGGTGGCGGAACACCTACAAGCCGTATCAGATGGTGAGCTTCGGCGGCTGATTATCAATATCCCGCCTCGGTGCGCCAAGTCCTCGCTGACCTCGGTGGCCTTTCCTGCTTGGGTCTGGGCACAGCAAAGTATCAGCCCGACCAGCGGCCCCGGCGTCCAGTTCCTTCATGCCTCCTATGCCCAGAGCCTGTCTCTCAGGGATAGCGTCAAATGCCGCCGCCTGATCGAAAGCCCATGGTATCAGGAAAGATGGGGAGACAGGTTCCGGCTAACTAGTGATCAGAACACCAAGACCCGGTTTGACAATGACAAGAATGGATCTCGGCTATCAACCTCAGTCGGTTCGGCCCTCACTGGAGAGGGTGGGTCTATCATCGTGGTTGACGACCCGAACGCGGCCCAAGAGGCATTCTCTGAAGCTACCATCCAGTCCACGATTGACTGGTGGGACAACGCGCTTTCCACACGCCTCAATGATCCAAAAACGGGTGCCTTCGTGGTCATCCAGCAGAGACTGTCTGAGGAGGACCTGACCGGCCATATCCTGTCCAAGAACCAAGGCGACTGGACCCATCTGTGTTTGCCTATGCGGTACGAGCCAGAACGAAGCTTTGTGACTGGCATCGGCTGGAAAGACCCCCGCAAGGAGCCGGGGGAGCTTCTCTGGCCGGAGAGGTTTGGCGAGCCGGAGGTTGATCTCCTAGAGCGCCAGCTTGGCCCGTGGGGAGCCGCTGGGCAGCTTCAGCAAAGGCCGGAGCCGAAGGGCGGTGGTGTCATCAAGCGCGACTGGTGGAGCCTATGGGAGCAGGACAATTACCCTCCTGTTGAGTACATCGTTGCCAGCTTGGATACCGCCTATACTACCAAGACCGAGAACGACTTCTCGGCCATGACCGTCTGGGGAACGTTCTCAGGCGGCGACCAGAAGGCTATCGCCACGCGGGTGATGAACAAGGATGGGGAGCTTATAAGCGCCGTCAAACGCACCTATACCGAAGAGCATCCCAAGGTGTTCCTGATGAACGCTTGGCAGGAGCGGCTTGAGCTTCATGAACTGGTTGAAAAAGTTCTAGAGACCATGAAGCGGTTCAAGGTCGACAAGCTCCTTATTGAGAACAAGGCCGCAGGTCATTCGGTCGCCCAAGAGATAAGGCGCTTATACGGTCACGAAGACTTCGCGGTTCAGTTGATTGACCCAAAAGGTCAGGACAAGCTGGCCCGGCTTCATTCGGTGGCCCACCTGTTCGCAGAGGGGCTGATCTATGCCCCGGATCGCCAGTATGCAGATATGGTCATTACCCAGTGCGCGACCTTCCCCAGAGGCAAGCACGATGATTTGGTCGATACCGTCGCCATGGCGATGAAACACCTGCGTGAGCTTGGCCTATTGGTCCGTGGACCTGAGTGGACCGCTGACATTCAGAGCAAGATGGTCCATCACGGGGCTGGGCCGGGCGCATTGTATCCCGTCTAGTCGTCAATCTTTTACTTTACAAGATAGTCAATCTATGGCTTACTGTTGAGGTGCTCATTCGGGCATAGTTCAACGGTAGAACGGCGGGTTTTGGCCCCGTAAATCCTTGTTCGAATCAAGGTGCCCGAACCAAGAATGGAAGATGATTTGCTATGGTTAGATACCTTACCCCCAAAAAACCCGTAAATTCCAGACCCAAAACAAACTATTACACGGACATGGACGATGTAGAACAAAGACAAATGAAAAGGGCACTTGAGAAAACACAATATTTTAAGAAGTTATCCAATTACGTTAAACAATCATTATCAAACCGTAACAAGATAGATCAGACTTTCAGCGCCGCTAGTATTTCATCCAAGCTGCGAAACAAAAAAGTTTCACTAGCCCCGGTTAAGTTTATATCAGGAGAGAAAGATGACTAAAATTGAAATGGGCAAGCAGTATCGCACTCGCGATGGCAAGGAAGTGCGGATTTACGCAACAGAAGGAGGTTCTGGGACATGCCCAATTCATGGGGCTGTGAAAGTTGATGAAGACCAATGGATGATAATGGCATGGGCACATAATGGAAAAATGAGGGGAAGCGTTCCAGACGTTGATGCCGTTTGGGACCTCATCGGAATCAAGCCCCGCATCAAGTGTGATGTGTGGGTGAATGTGTACAAATCTTTTCTTTCTTCACACAATTCAAAAACCGAAGCAGATATGTACGCTGCCGCTGACCGCATCGCCTGCGTCAAGCTCACCATTGACTGCGAAGAGGGCGAAGGCCTATGACCACCGACACCAGCACAGAGGCCGTGGAGGCGATGGCAGAGCGCATACTTCGCGCTGCTGGAAGCTCTCTCGGGAACTATACCCTATATCGCCAGCGCATCCTTGATGAGGTTCGCTATGCGATGAGCTACGGCGACACGATGACTGAAGCTTCCGCCCGCATTGAGGAGTTGGAGGCAAAGCTCGCCGCCGCCCTCGCCAGCGGGGAGGGGAAGCCATGACAAATAAAGTCTTAGATGAACTGAAAAACGCTCACTCCTTCCTGCGCGATCCCATGCTTGAGCTTGCGATTGAAAGGATTGAAGAGCTTCAGAAAGCTTTGGACTTTTACAAATGCGGCTGTAGCAAAGACAAATGCACACCGGAAAAGCCAAGATTTAGGTCAATCAAGTGTGGTTGGATAGCCCGCGCTGCATTGGAGGAAAGTTAACCTTAGACTTTCTTTTCCTGATTAGGTATTATAAAATACCTTTCAGGGGGAGAATATGCGCGTTCTAGCCAATGCTATCGTAGATGTAATCCGTGAACCAATAGTAGGCATGGGCCTATATAGGGTAGAAGTCTGGGGCAAGGAGCCTCATGACTATGTTCGCATCTATGAAATCCAAGCAAAATCCGATACTATGGCAGCACAGGAGGGCCTCCGAAGGTTTGAGGAGGAGTTTTCTTGCCTGTCTGAAAAGGATTAAGCCATGCCGATGACGCCGGGGCTTGCGGGTAATCTGCGTTTGGTGCCGCCTGAAGAGGAGGCCCTCGGCCCGGATGACGACGTTACGGTCGAAATTGATGAGGGAGATCCTCAGTATGATACTGATGAAAAAGGGGATATTCTTCGGATTGAGTATCCCGACGGAACCGTAGCCGTCTCCCTTGATGGGAAGCCCGTCGAAAACACGGTAGATCCTGAAAAGATCGGTGAGTGGTTCCGTAACCTCGTTGATGACATTGATGAGGGTGAGCTTAGCCGGATCAGCGAAGAACTGATGCGTGGCGTCTCAGACGACCTAGAAAGCCGCAAGGAATGGGTTGAGGACCGGGCGCAGGGTATCAAGCTTCTGGGCCTGAAGATCGAGATTCCCGGCCTTCAGGGGGCATCTGACGGTGCTCCTATCGAAGGAATGTCAAAGGTCCGGCATCCGCTTTTGCTGGAATCGGTCCTCCGGTTTCAGGCTAATGCCCGCTCCGAGCTGCTCCCTACCGATGGACCTGTTAAGGTTAGGGATGACTCAAATGGGACAGTCCCCGGTCAGGACCGGCTGGCGGATGCCCTTGAGAAGGATCTGAACCATTACCTGACGGCTACGGCTTCCGAGTATTACCCAGATACCGACCGTATGCTGTTCATGCTCGGCTTTGGCGGGACTTCCTTCAAGAAGGTCTATTTCTGCCCGCTGCGGAACCGCCCGGTCAGCGAAAGCGTTGATGCTGACGACCTGATCGTCAATAACGCGGCAACCGACCTCCAGAACGCCAAGCGTATCACCCATCGGGTGTATCTGCGCCCGTCTACGGTCAAGCGCCTCCAGATCCTCGGTGTTTACCGGGACATTGACCTTTCCACTCCGTTGATGCCCGACCCTGACAGCGTTCAGAGGGAAAAGGCGTCGCAACAGGGCATTTCAACCGACACGTTCAACCCTGAAGATCGTGATCGTGAGATTTACGAATGTTACTGCGAACTGGATATTTTCGGTTTTGAGCATAAGCTGAAGGGCAAGGAAACCGGCCTTGAGATCCCTTATCGGGTGACCATTGACGCATCTTCCAAGAAAATCCTTTCGATTGTCCGAAATTTTGATGAGGACGACGAGGAGCTTCCGACTGCTCGGCAGAACTTTGTTAAGTATACTTTTGTCCCCGGCATGGGGTTCTATGACATCGGCCTTCTGCACATCCTCGGTAACACGACCAACGCGGTAACTGCGGCATGGCGTGAGATGCTGGATGCTGGCATGTACGCCAACTTCCCCGGCTTCCTTCTGGCCGACACGGGTGCCCGCCAGAATACCAACATTTTCCGCGTCCCTCCCGGCGGCGGTGCTTTGGTTAAGACTGGTGGTATGCCCCTAAATCAAGCCATCATGCCTTTGCCCTATAAGGGGCCTGACGGGGCTTTGATGACGCTGGTCCAGAACATTGTTGAGACCGGCATGAGGGTCGGCGGGACGGCTGAAGCGGCTGTCGGAGAGGGCAAGCAGGATGCCCCTGTAGGCACCACCCTCGCCATGATCGACCAAGCCACGAAGGTCATGAATGCGGTCCACAAGCGGATGCACTCAGCACAGGCCAAGGAGTTTGAGCTTCTGGTAAGATGCTTCAAGGAGCACCCAGAGAGCTTCTGGCAGCGTCGGAAGAAGCCCGCCTATGACTGGGATCAGCAGACCTTCCTGACGGCTTTGGAGAACGCAGAGCTTGTCCCGCAGGCAGACCCCAACACGGCTAGCCAGACCCAGCGCCTTATGAAGATTGAGGCCCTGAAGAAGATCAGCATGGGCAACCCAAACCTTTACAATACGATTGCCATTGATATGGAAGCCTTGAAGGGTATTGGCTGGTCGAACCCTGAACAGTTCCTTGCCCCGGCGGATCAGCGCAACAAGCCGCCGCCAGAGGTTCAGAAGGGCATTGAAGACATCAAGATCCGCAAGCAGGAGGCTGACGCCAAGAGCAAGATGGCGGATGCCAAGCTGATGGCTGAGCAGTCTAAGACGGGCCAAGGCGGGCAAGACGGTCAGTCCGGCGGGCTTGGGCAGCTTGGCGATCTCTATCTGAAGAAGATGGATCTCGACATCAAGAACAAGGCTGTTGACGCCAAGACGATGTTTGAGCAGGCCAAGGTTGCCAATGACCAAGCCAAGATCGCCCTTGAGAGGGCACGTCTGGGTGCGGAACATAATGGCATAGATGAGTCTGGCATCAGTGCCTCTGAACAGGCCGAGCTAAAGGTTCGGATGGCGGAGATCCAGCAAAAGCAGGAAGACTCGCGCCTTGATGCCCTTAACCGCACCAAGGACCGGGAAAGCCGCGAGAAGCTGGCGGCAATCCGGCTAGCCGAACAGATTGCGTCTAATCCAAACGGTTTCCAGCAGGCCGACAAATCACCAGCCGTGAAGAAGCTTGAATCCGGCACTGACAGCGAGGGTTGATATGAACAAGGCTATTCGCAGCGCCCTGCTCACTGCCAAGTCTGTCCGGCCTTCACAGCTAGGTCGCCATAAATTCCAAGATGGCGGGAGCTTGCCTAATGATGCCCAAGATGAAACCGCCGGGTTTACAAGTGACGAGCAAGTTCCAGATTATAGGCCCCTAAACTATGACAAGCTGGCAGCGGCTGGAGCGGTAAGAACTACTCTTCAGGGAAAAGACCCAGACAATTACAATCCTGATCCGAAGGCGGGGTTTTCTCTTGTCTCTGGATGGAATGATGGTTTCGGACAGCATCCGCTTAATTGGCCCAATCACCCATCTGAAGAGGTTCAAAAGACTGTTCGGAACATTTTTTCGGATAACCCTGAGTATATAGCGCCGCATAAATATCGACAGATCATTTACTCAGCAAAGAAGCTCGGCGTTCCAGAAGAAGATATTTATCTTTCAAAGAAGGCATCCGGCGGAGAAGTGCGCAAACACTTCGATGACGGCGGTGCGGCTGATGAAAACGCCTCCCGCCGAGTACAAGCCGCTCAGCCTGTTGTAAATGATACGGCTGCGGCTGATGCTTCTTCTCAAACGGCTGGGTACAATCCAAGCGATCAGAATGTTTCAGCAGTAACGGATCAGTCAAAAGATTCATCAAACGTACCTATCTATCTTCAGCCATTTGATTTTTCTAAATATGATAATACTGCCGCTGCTGGTATGGCTTATTATTCCCAGTTCATGCCGACGGCTGGCGCAGCTATCATGATGGGGAATGGAGCTGTAGAGTCATACAATCCAAATACAAAAATTGGATTTGATCCGTCAGTTAAGCAAGTTGGTGGAGGACCGGGAAACGGTTTCTTCCAATGGGGTTCGGACCCTGAAAGCGGAAGATGGACCAACGACACCGGGAATCCAAAGACAATGGGTCTGGTGCAATTTGCTCAAACATATGGGTTTGATCCAAATTCTGCCGAAGCTCAATTTCGGTTTCCCTTGTACGAGATGACAGTTAATCCAACATATACAAACAAGGGTATTCTTGAAAACCTTCAAAATGCTACTCCTGACGACATCAAGAGTGGAACAAAATCATTTATGAATGATTATGAAGGTGCTGGAGATAAGTCTTCTTTGGATAGAAGAGTAAATCAAGCCAATAATTTACTCCAATATGCTCAAAATGGTTATTCTCTAAATGGTCTTGATCCAAATGTTTCAAAAGCACTAAATCCATTTACTCAAGTTCCTACAACGCAAACATACGCATTCAAGGAACCCGGAACATCAAATCTAAACATTACGGGAACACCAGATACTCAAGGCCCTAATGTCGCAACCACGGGCATTACAGATCTAAAAAATATCACTGGATCTGACACTGCGTTTGGCAACGAAGAAACTAATTATATTACTAGCCCGACTGTAACCAATGATCCGTTCTCTGGGGTTATGTCATCCGACTTGAACTTGGGAAATACTAACCCCCTTGTTGGCGATACTGGTTTGTCTACTGACACCAATCAAATCCAAACCAACAGCACAGGCATCACGGGTCAGGACATCATCCCAT